CAGAATAGCCTTCAGCAATCTTGAATGGGCTTAGTGCCTCGTCACCTGCGGTGACGTCAGAGCTAGTGCCAGTAGCTGCAAAGCTATCAGCATAACGAACTCTTAGAGTGTGGATTTGACCAACTGGGCCAGTCATAGGCTGGACACCAACCAACTCGTTAGCGATAACGGTTGGCATTACACGTCTGATGACGGGTAGAATAACACGGTTAAGTGTTGCAACGTTGCCAGCGGAAGTAGCACCAGCGGTAGCACTTTCTGCGAGATACTTGCGGGTATTCTCTAGAGTAGTTGCCATTACTGAACGCTTATTACCTTGAAGACCTTCTAACAGAGCTTCTTTGGTTTCCGACCAGCGTGACTCGAGTAATTGTGACATTATAGTTCTCCTTAAACTTTTAGTCCCGCAAGCCTGCGGATGTCAAATATTTCAGCGGTTTTTTCTTCGCCGCTGTGTGTTTGTGCCTGTTGTTTATCGCCTGTAATTTCTTTGCCTTCAGTCAACGCTTTACGGACCGGAGTGCTTCCACCATTCATTACTGAGGGTAGATACTTGTCGTAAGCTGTACGTAGTTTTTCAGTTTGAACCGATTCTAGTAACTCTTTCATTACTACACGCTTGTCGCCACCTAATGGTCCTAGCAATTCACTCATAACTTCCTTGCGGGTCATTTGATCTTTTGCGATGCGTAATTCTGATTCACGGCTCTCTACTAATTTTTGTGATTCTGCAACGATTTTTGCTGCTTCTTCTAGTTCTTGAGTTTGTTGCTCAACAACTTTTAAAAGTTTAGCTGTCTCTGATTTCTCATTAAGATGGCTAGCTGCAAACTCGCTTGCGAAGCTTTCAAAGATTCTGCGACCAAAATCGTTTCTGCGAGCAGATTCGATGTCTTCACGTAGTTGTGACATTTCAGCTTTTAGTCCTTTAGAGACTGTTTCTGAAATCACTGATGCGGAACGTGCAATAAAATCTTTCTTAACTTGTTCAAACTTGGCTTTGCTTTCGCGGACTAGTTTTACCTTTGTCTCAGCTAAGTCTTTCTTGTCGCTGTGGAATTCTGCGATTTCTTTCGCCAGTGCGTCCACGATAAAAGATTCTAATTGTGCTACGTTTGCAGCTACTTTCTGACGATCTTCATGAAGTTCGTTGATCTCTTTACGCAGATTGTTCATAACAAAAGATTCCATTGTCTTGGCATCCTGTGTCATTTTTTCTGTGTAACGAGCTCTTGCTTCGATTAGTCCTTGACGGTCTTCTGCTAGTTCACCTAGTTCAGCTGACAAACGGTCAGCTAACATAGATTCAACAGCTTCTACCAATGCGGATTTATCGTGCTCATATTTCTGAGCAAACTCTTCACGTAACTGTGCAGTAACTTGGTCACGGTTCTCTTCGATTCTGCCTTGCCAGGCAGACTCAATTTCCGATTTAAGTTCTTCGGAAATCACATTGTCTTCAAACAATTTTTTAACGAAATCTAGCATGTGATTCTCCTACTGTTATTTGAGTCTCTTGATGATGTTCACCAAGCTCTCTGCTATGTATTTCTGTGCCTTTGGGTCGCCTTGAACTTCTCTTGATATGTTAAATGCCTTATTTCCACCTAATGTATTCATTAAATGCTCGTAAACTGGTGTCGGATATGCTCCCGGGGCGCTGGGTTGTGCCACAACGTCAACGGTAATAATTTCAAAACCCTGGACTCTACCCTGTGAATCAACTTCACCAGAACCCCTGCTTGAAACCCCTAACTTTACTCCCGCCTCCAACATGGTCTGAATTAACTGACCCATTGGAGTTGGTAGTACTTTGATTTTTCCGTAGCCGTTAGGACCATCCATCCACATCTTGGTAATCATATGACTAACTCGATCTAGATTGATTTTTAAATCTGCTGGGTGATCAACTTCCCCTAGAACAGAATATCCACCAGAGATCTGCTCGTTAAGCGTTTTGACAGCCTTGCCAATCTCTTGCGAAGAATATATACGTTGATTTGCATTACGGATATCACCCTGAATGCAAATCCCGTTTAGATGTAGCGACTTCTTGCCGCCATCATCTTCGCTCTCCAAGACAATCTGTGCCTGGTCGAAACTCAAGTGTTCGCTAAGGTAATTTTTCACCATTACGTCCTATTATCTACGACCACGGAAAAGACCTGCGGCGCTCTTGTCAGCTGTTTCTTTTGCACCAGCTTTCTCTGCACCGTGACCTGGTTCTTTTGTAGAGAACGCATTACCGTTCTTAGCACCAGGAGTATTTACATTGCCACCGTTTTGTAACTGTGGCTTACCTTTTAGAAGACCTGTACCTTTTAGGTCACCGGACATACCAACAACACCAGCATCGCTACCGTTCTTGCCGCCTAGGATGTTAGCATTTGTTCCGCCCATGTCATTCTTGCTAAACTTTAAACCACCGCCGTTGCCGTCAGCTTTTTCAGCTTGACCTTTCTTTTCTGCACCGTGGCCAGCTGGAACTTTTTCAACGTACTCACGTACAGTTGCTAGGTCAAAACCTTCGTTGTCAGCATCGTGATCACTTGGACCGCCCATGTTATCTGCATCTGGCTCTTCGTGTTCTTCGCCTTTTAGTGCGTCAAATTTAGCTTGTAGTTCGTCAACAATAGCGTCTAGATCCATGAAAAGTTCTTCTTCAGACTTTTCTTCTTCTGGACCTTCTTCTTTGTCGCCAGCGTCTAATTCGCCAGCTAGATCATCAGTTGGGTCACCGCCCATTTCGTCATCGCCTTCGTAGGCAATGTCTTCAAAGTTTTCATCAACTTTATCTTCTTCAGCATCTTCGTCATCAGCTGCTTCGTCTACTTCTTCGTCATCCTCTTCATCGGTCATTTCTGCTTCGATAAGAGTTTCATAGATTTCGCGAGATTTAGCTACCACGTACTCGTGGAATAGTTCTTCTGCTTTTTGTTTGTCGTCGTTGACCAGATGACCAAGCATCTGCTCAAGAATATTTTTGTCTGCCATAGCATATTCTCCTTGATTGTTAGGCTGTATGTTATTTAACAGCAAGATTACAAAAGAGGGTTAAATGCTAGTTTTTTGAAGGTTTTCAGAAGTATAAGTACTACCCTTGAATTTTTGTTCAAAGTTATCAAAGGTTATGTGCTGTAGATTTGGAATTCCCTGTAGTTTGTCAGGAATAAAAGCACCGGGTGTGATTACTCTAGAGTAATTGATATGCGGGTATTCTTTGATGGTTTTTTCGGTTTGACTGAGCCAGTTACCAAAGAATGTTGCAGGTTCTTGACTCCGCTTATAGTTAAACGTGTCAGCATAGACATTGTTAAATTTGCCATCTACTCCTTGATAGTCAAATCCAAATATGTATATGTGTGTAAAATCTTGTTGGCTAGCAAACCAAAGTGCTGTAGGTCCTGAACTCCAACCTTTGTGTGGGCTAAAGAAATTTACATTACTTTTACTAGTGATACCTTTATTGGGATTTGTCCACACTTGATGATCTGTATGATAGCCAGCGGCTATGATTTCGTTGACCATTTTGGTATCAACAGCGATTAAAAAATCAGGTTCAAACTCTCTGTAAAGTGCATTACAGCCGTAGATTGTTCCTCGACCTTTAGTTGATGCTAAGTTAAGTTGATTTCTGCTGGTTCCGTTGCCTAACACAAAGGCTACATTATGCTGCTGGTTGTTCTGCAGGTGCTTGTGTGCCATACATCTGTCTTATAAATTGTAACTCAGATTCAGCTTCAAACTCGTGTGCTTCAGTTTGATGGCGTAGTGAGTTGATTTGGCGCAGGGTAAGTTTGATCTTACGTGTATCGCCCTTTTTTAATACAGATGAATCACGAGAAGCGTCATAGCGACGATCTTGAGCAAAGTCGTTGGTGTTGTCGTTAAAGTAAAAAAATTCTCGTAGGAGCATCTTGTATTTATATATTATGGTCCAGGTGCTGGTGCAGCACCAGTAGCATCAGCGCCTACATCTCCAGCTTCTGCGGCTGCTGCCATGCCTTCAGGTGCTTCTGCATCTTGTCCTGCTTGTTCAGCAGCAATACCTCCTGGACTAACTCCCACACTGCGTAGAGATCCCGAGCTGTCTGCTGGAGGTACAAGATTGTTGCCTTGCTCTTCTCTCCACAATGCTTCGTTTTCTTTGATCTCTTCTTCTGTAAGTCCTAGGAAGCGTTTCAGTGCAAACGCTTGCTGAGATGTGGGAGTTCTTGTAAGCTAACAAATGTTGCAGCACGGGCTGTGTCCATTTCTGCTTGACGGTATGCAGCAAAATTTTGCGGTGTGTTAAACTTTAATTCAAACAGGCCGCTGTCTATGTTAACACCGTTTTTGTCAAGCCAAATTTTAAATTCTAGGTCAAATGTTTCAACAATTAGACTTTGTAGGCGTTTGCAGTATTCGTTAAAACGTAGTTCTTGAATATAAGCAGTACCCACTTTTCCGTCAGCAACCACGTTGCTAGACTCTTCAATACCTGTAGGCAAATATGCTGCTGGTATTCTTAAAGCACGGAATAGCTTGTTGGTAAAATAACGTAAATCAGTAATTTCACCTAGATTAGTACCGCCTGGCAGTGTTTCAACTTTTGATCCACGACCTTCTGCCGTTTGCGGGAAGAAATAGTCTTCGTTGACACTTAATGGATTGTAACTGCTATCTACTACATTATTGCCGCCGCCGGTGGCGCTTGGAATACGTCTTTGTTGAATTTCGTTTTTAACACGTTCAACAAAGCTCATGGCCATGTGTGCCGGCATATTACCTACGTCAACATAGAAAATACGTCTTTCTGGAGCACGTTGTATGCGATAGATAATGATAGCATCTTCAAGCAGTTCTTTCTGTTTGTAGACTTTGAATACTGATTCTAATAAACTGTTACCAAAAGGATAGTTTGTGTCTAGACCTTCGCTTAGACTGATGTGTACAACATTTTTGGCATCAATAGTTACTTCGTTGGTTTGAGTACTAAAACGTGTACCTGGAGGTTGTGCTACTGCACCTACCATACCACGACCTTGTCCGCCACCGCTGGTATACGAACTTGTGCTGCTTGGTGCAGTATTGGTTGTTCCGTGTGGAGTAACTGCTACTAGATTCTTAAAGTTAAAGTTGATGTCACGGATAACATACTGTTCAGGAATCTTGCCTTCACTTTCATTGACAATAATTTTGCTAACCTTGGCTGCGTCCACATACAACCACTTTTGTGTTTCTGGATCTCGCACAAAGAAACAGTCACCGTACTTAAATGTATTACGAATGATACGGAATATTCTAGTTTCAAATTGCTGTTGCTTGGTCCACTTCTGCAGACTTTCTTTGATGATTTTAGTTTCGGTTCCTGTAGGTTTACCTCTAAAGTAAACATGGAACGGTGTAGCATTTTCTTTGTCTTTTTGTGTGCAAAACTCTGCTAGTATGTCCAACGCAGCATTTACTTCGCTGTCCATATCCATGGTATCGTACTGCATGTATCTTTCAATACGATTAGGTGTTCCTGCATAGATATCAGGCAAGTAGCTGGAATAATTTGCACGGGCAGGACCCATACGACCACCGTTGCCCATTGGGCTCATGGAACTTTTATTTTCTACATTAACCGGTGTGAAGTATTTTTTCCAGCTCATTGTTTTTCCAAATTAGGCAAATAGATCGCCGCTTAGACTGCTTTGTACACTTAGTTGTTTTTCATTCAAATCAGCAGTTCTCTTGCTGATAGCAATTAATTCAGCTAATGCTGTATTTAAGTCAATAGGAGCTCCGGCGCCGTTGTTTTGACTTACAGGGCCGTTCATGGCCATGTCTTCTTCTCGTTTGAGTCTTTCTCTGTTTTCTGCTTGTTGTTTTTCTAATGCTGCTTTCTCTTGAGCTTCTTTTTCTTTTTGGGCTATAATTTCTGCTTTTGGAGTTTCAAACTCAGATGACTTTATATTTTTAGGTTGTACAGCTTTTGATAAATCTATCTTTGATAGGTCAGCAATCGAAGTCAACGGATCATCGAGTATCTTTGCCATGGCTTCATATTGCTTACTAGATTCTTTGTCAAACTGACCTCTTGATTTATTCTTGTTAAGGGCAGCTTGTGTTTCAGCTGATTTTGATAGATCTTTGGCAGCACTTAGTAATTCACCAGTACCCGGATCGCGTGCCTGTGCTATTTTAGCCTGTGCGTCAGCAGATGATTTTGATAGATCTTT